TTCGTAAACCGAACAGGGTGATTAGCCTATGGGTCAACTCAAGGCAGGCTGCGGACGGAAGACGATTGCGGTTGCAGTGGCGGCGATCTCTTTGTTCGCCCAATCAGCCAGTGCGGCGGCCGCGTCATTACGCAAGCCTGCGGGTGACATTTGTTAGGGCAGAGCAAGAGCGACCCATGTCCCATTGGTCGTGCAGAAGAGGAAGCTGGTTCCGTTCCACGCAATGTCTCCCGCGACGCATCCGGCGCCGGCGCCCGCGACCAGGTTGGATTGAGACGCTATGTTCAGTGCGCCGTGCGACGTGGCGTTGACGTTTGCCCCGCCCACAGCCTGCAAGCCGCTTGCGCCGCCAGTGCTGCCGCTTGCGCCGCCCTGTCCGACGACGCCAATCGCGGCCGAACCCCCTCCTGCTCCAGCGCCTCCGATGAAATAGCCGCCGACTCCACCGCTGCCGGAGCTTCCGTTTCCGCCTGAGCCTTGGATCGCTTGGCCGCCCGTAGATCCTGCCCCGCCATTGGTTAGTGTTCCGCGGCCCCCAGTGCTTGATGCGCTGGTTCCGCCTTGCCCTGTGAGCGCAGCTCCGCCCACGCCAGTGCCAGAATTGTTGCCGCCAAGCACGTTAGCACCCGTTCCGGCCTGCGTGGCCGTGGTGCTGTTGTTTCCGGTGAAGACGCCCCCGAAGTTAAACAGGCTGATCGCGGTCCCCGAAACGCCATCTCCGCTCGTTGCGCCGCCCGTGCCCTGGACGCCAGCGCCGGTCGCGCCGCCGCTGAATGAGCCGCCCGCCGCGGCGCCGTTTCCATTCCCCTGGACGCCGACGTTACCGACCGTGCCGTTGCCGACCACGCCACGGCTGCCCGACGCGCTGCCCGTTCCCTGGAGGCCAACGCCGGTACCGGTGCCCTGACCGCGCACTCCATTGCCATTGGTCGCGCCGCCCGTGCCGACGAGGCCGTCGCCGCTCGTCGCGCCACCGGTACCACTGAGTCCAGCGCCCGCGCCCGTGCCCGTAAAGATGCCCGCCCAGAGCAATGCGATGTGGTCCATGAGGGTCTTAAGCGACGGCGTAAACGTGGCTGCGTTGTCGAGGTCACCGTCTGCCGGGATCGTCTCGGTCGGACTCGTGCTCTGCACGACGTTGCTGCCGAGGCCAGTATAAACAGAGGACATTCAATGCTCCTTAAACGGGCGTCCAGATGGTTGATGCGGCTCCGCCGAGGGTACCGCCGCTGCCGAGCGTTCGGATGGGGTACCCAAGCAGTTTGCCGGTCTGCAAAACGATCATCGATACGCACGTCGAATGCGCAGAGCGCCACTGATTCACGAGCGAGCGCAAGCGAGAGACTTCCGGTGTGCCATACGCCGGAGGGGTACCGCCCCAAGACGCAGGGAACGGGGTCAGAAACAGCACAGAGAATCGAGACCAGAAGTCGCGACCCTGGCAAACCCAGAAGCCAGGTCCGTCAGCCACAGAAGCGCCGACGGTCGTAGGCCAGACAGGCTGCGAGCCGCCGGACGTGAACGCGGACGACGCGCGATAGAAGTAGCCATTGAGAGGCGACGGCACCTCAAGCAGGCCGTTCGCATTCACCGATCCGGCCGACCACGAGATCGGAGACTGCGCAGGACTCTGGCCGTCGAACGTCCACCTAGAGCTCGCCGTTACCACCAGATTCTGATTCACATCGAGGGCGTAGTATCCGCCGAGCTGCTGCACGATCGCAGTGTTCGGATAGCCTGCATCATAGAGCGCCCGCAGCACACCTCGAGCAGTGCCGCCATACGGCCACACGTTCCAGGCATTGAGCACGCGAACGGCGAACGCAATATCTGCCTCGCCGGGATTCTGCGTGATCTGCCGCTCTGCGCCCAACTGCGTGAGCGCATCGCTGGGCGCCAGCCCGACGCCGGGGAAGCGAGCCTTGATGCCCAGACGCACTCTGTCTGCCGCAAAGTCCTTCGCGCTCGCCAGCGCAGCCTGAATAGCGGAGCCAACTGGCTGCTGGCTTTGCGTGGTGGCGATCTGCTGCTGGTACAGCTGCCACGCCTGCGATGTCAGCTCCTGGAACGGAACGACAGGGATCGCCATGCTAGACCCCGGTGAACGATAGAGAGTTGGTGAGAGTAGCCACCTGACCGAGAGTCAGGCCCACGTCGACCACGCCAGCGTTGAGGGTGAATCCGGCGAGGTTGCGAATCACCACGCCAGCACCGCCGAGCACGGAGCCAACAGCCGCCTCGATCTCAGAGTAGTAGACCTTGACGTTGAGTCCGCCAGCGTCGGAACCGATACCCAGCGGTCCTAGATACGCCGCAAGAGCAGCAGCAACCGCCGCCTGCGCAACCGTCGTGGTCGCCTTCGCTGCGAAGTAGTTGACGGTCCCCGCAACGGTCATCACGGCGTTGGTGGCGGACACCACGCTGATAGTCGCAGGGAGCGCGACCCTGGTGGTGATGTAGCTGGTGACGTCGGTGATCGCGCTGCCGCCCACGGAGCCCACAGACCCAGCCAGATAGATGTCGATCTGTCCGGCGATCGCCCCGTCAGGCTGAACCAGGGTTTTGGTCACCGTGGTCGTATGCGTTGCCGCCGATTCAGCCTGCGTTGCCCAGAGCTGATAAGCAGCAGCAGGAGAGCCGGTGCCGAGCGAAGGCCACCTCTGCTGGCATCGCAGCATATACGCGGAGTCAGTCTCCGCGTCGGTGCCCTGAGAAGCGATCCAGGTTCCAGTGCCCGGGTCTGGGTTGTTCACAGTCACGCCGGCCAGGTTGCCGGCCACGATCGATGTGATGGTGCCGTTGCCGACGTTGTAGGTCGATCCAGACGACTGCGCCGCTACCTGAAGAGCGAGGCTGCCGCTCTTGGTCAGCGTGCCGCCTGTCGTGTTCGAATAGAGCTGGCCAGACCCGGCGGCGAACCACATGCTGCCGACCGTGATCGTAAACGGCCCGGCCGCGGCCGAGTCCGTGATGGTCACCTGGCCCTTGGTCACTCCAGCCAGAGCGCCGACTCCCTGCCTCGCCAACGAGTAGAAGTTGTTGCCGACCAGATCCGCCCACGCCCCGGTCGCCTGCGTAGTGAATCCGCCGGCAGCGAGAGCAGACTGCTGCGCAGAGAACGCCGCGAGCGCCTGCGCCTCGATCTCGACGAGCTGCCGATAGGCCCCGGAAGCACCCCAGGAGGTCACCGGAAGCGACGGGATCTGCAGCGCGAATGTATACTGGTCCGAGAGGGCGAACGACGTGCCTGCGCCAACCAGGCCCGACGCAAACGTGACAGTCACCCCGGTGATGCTGAGGAGGTAGGCGCCGGGATTCGCAGGGATCGTGATGCCGGCGGTAAACGTGGCGCCGCCGTCAAGACTGTACTGAAACGCCGCGGACCCCTGCTCGCCTGCCGTGGTGATGTTGATAATTATTTTGGTGTAAGCAGAAGCCGGGGTACCAGACAGGGAGACCGACCCAGTGCCCGTACCGACGCCGCCCGCGCCCGTGCCGGTCTTGATGACGATGCCGAGGCCCTGGAGCGACCCGAGCAGCAAGACGCGCCACTGGTCCACCGTCTGCGGGGCAAGCAGCTGCGAGAGCGTGAGAGCCATTGGCTAGCCTGCCTTGAGGATCGTGAGAGTGACCGCGCCGACCGCGAGCACGAACTGAAATGGACCACTGCCCGTGCTTCCGTTGACGTGAATGCTTACTGTCTGGCCTTGAGAACTGATCGGAGTAGAGACATTCACGTCTGCGTTCGCCGCCTGGACCACTTCCTCGCGCAGGATCTCGCGCTCGATGTCGTTCTTCATCGAGCCGAGCCGCTCGATGGTCATCGCCTCGTTGAGGTAGGCGCGAACGTCAGTGCATTCGTTCGGCGCCCAGAACCAAGCACCGCGCGTATTGGTCAGACGACGGGCCACGCGCTGGGCGAGGGCGACATTTCCAGACACCAGAGATCCGAGCGGGTCATAATCTGGGAAGCAAGAGACATCGACGCCGAGCGGATCGTTCAGGTTGAAGGAGACGCTGGCCGAGGCCGGAGTTGACGAGGCGAACGAGATCGCAGCAGAAGGCAGGACCGGGTAGTCAACAAGCAGCGCGTCGCCAACGGCTGGAAAATACCCGGCGAAAAAAGTGATCGTCGCAACGCCAGAGACCATCACGATGCTGTAGTGGATTCCGGACGACTTGCGGACACCCGCAGAGTAGACCTTGACCCTGGCCGTATCGGTCGGAACGAACGCGAGAGTAAAGACCGCGTTGCCGTCGGAGCCCGTGGTGCTGCTAACGGGTCCGACCGGGACCTCGTTCTCAGAGAGAATGGTCGCCATTTAGTTGCAGACCCAGACCCCATTGAGCCGCTTTGCGAGGGCACCCGTGCCGGCGCCAGCGCACGGATTCGCGATAACGCAGTCAGAGCAATAGGCAATCGTCCCGTTCGCCGGAGTGCCAAGAGAGGCGAACACGATCGGCGCGAGCGTTACCTTCCCGGAGATAGAGAGAGCCTGGCTGGCCGCGATAGCCTGCAGCGTGATCGCCGTCGCGGACGTAGCAGCCACCTAGGTGTT